ATACACCACTGGAGAATTGGATGCAGTGGAGTTTACAGATCCAGCACTGAACCAATTTTATGCTGATGAAGCAAAAGGGCTATGCAATATAGAGTTATTGACTCCAGATTTTGCATTAACCGCAATGTCAGGCGACTCAGTGTTAGAGATACACTATGCTGATCCAGAATTAGAATTTCAACGCAGGCTACAGACTTGAATAGGATTCAATAAGATTCAAACTAAATACAATATGGATAAAACTAACTTAAAAACACGCGGCGGTGCTAGAGCAGGCGCAGGTCGCCCCAAAGGCACTGGCAACTCAATTTCAGTTAAAGCATTACTTGATGCAATTGAAACAGAAACTGGCGTGCCATTTGAAACAGCAGTGGCACGTGGTTATCACGAAGCACAACTCAGCGATGACAAACACTTGCAACATAAATGGACCAATTTGATACTGAGCAAAGTAATGAGCACACAGACCAAGATTGAAGTTGAAGATCATCGTAATACAATTGAATCCAAACAAGAAGCATTTGCATTGGCTCTGGCCAATTTCAAACTGCAACAAGAACGCAACAAAGCGTAATAGCAAATAGGCATAGAATAGACATAATGATGTATTAGCATCAGATAAACAACAAGGAACCTATCATGTCAGGATTTAATTATTACGCACAATTTGAATCACCTATAATACAACAAGGTGTAGTAACAAACTTAAATTGGACGCCAATTGGAACGCAAGTATACAACAGTAAACCAGAAGCAATAACAGCCGCACAAGCCAGCGGTGTGTATGGTGTATATAATGTTCGTATCATTAAAAGCAGTTGGGAAATTGTAGAGACAATTCCTCCAACTTAACTTTCGCACTACCCATACACTAGTAGTAGACTTAAATACAATACCTACTACCTTAGGGCTGTTTGTGTTACAGTGAAACACAGGAAGATACTGCCATGTGAACGCCATTCACAAAAGTGTATCACTAAATAGATTGCGACGAGTTAATAGGCGTTGTGATAAAATTTCCTCTTTAGACACCCATCCAGCTGTGAAGCATTGTGGGTGTTGCCTTTTGTGCTTTTAACTCATTAAGAAGCATTCTTTTCGTTGCACTGCATAAGTAAGTGTATAGATTTGGAGATAGCATAGAAATGAAAAACAAGACTAAACTGCTTGTTAATCCGCCTCACCACACAACTTTTTTACAAGTAGAGATACTTGGAGAGCATGTAGATTTGCAGTGGCTACCAGAGCGATTAATGAACGGCAACTTTGGCAGTAGCGACAGCAACAACAAGCAGATCAACTTGTTGAATACACAAACTGGCATACAAAACTTAGACACACTAATACATGAGATGCAGCACTACATCTCTGACAAAACAAACATTGATTTAAGTGAGCACCAAGTTCACATACTAGGCATGGCCTGGAGCAACATCTTTTATGCCAATCCAGAACTGCTGGGGTATATTGCAGAGAGGATGGCTGAAGAAGATGAACGCAGAATCAAACGATAAACCCTATAACAAACCTGGTCCCAATGGGGAACACAAGTGGGCTGAGAAAACAGTCAAAGGCATAGTTGTTGGACGAAATAAAATCATTGTCCCACCTGAAGAAGTAGAACACCAAGCCAGTCTTGGTTGCACTGATCGTGAGATTGCTGCCTACTTTGATGTGCATGAAAACACATTAAGATACAACTTTAAGGAATTCCTTACAAAAGGCCGTCACACTCTAAAGACCAGTTTGCGTCAAGCACAACTCAGAGTAGCACTAGATGGCAATCCCACCATGCTTATTTGGTTGGGCAAGAACATGCTTAGTCAAAACGATAACGGCACTGCCAGTGATGACAAGCGTCCATTACCTTGGACAGACGACATTGATGATGATGTTGTAGAGGAAGATGAATATGAAACCCCAAATGCAGATACAGAAGTCTGATTGTTACGAACTCAAAACACAAGTAGTTTGGTTAGAGCCTGACTTAGTTCAATTAAAAGTTACAACCATCAATCAAGAATCACGCGGTGCTGAAACACGCAACCAAAGTTACTTCATGACTCCAGAAGAGTTAATGCGATTGGCTGACTACATCAATGACTGCTTATGCAGATAAAGGATCACAAATGAAAACCGTAATTTATACACAAGACTCAAACCCTGCTGTGTATTGTGCTGACCATGCAGATGCTGCTGTAGCAGAACTGGCCAGTGTAGGCATTAGTTACAGTGCTGAACCAGAAGCAACAAACTCTGAATGTGTTAAATGTGCTCAACTGGCCAGCGCAGCCGCAATTGCCGCAGCGGTAGCAAGCCTCAGTGAATAATGCCATTAAGCATTAAACAACTTGAAATTGCCAACAGCACTGCTCGTTTCAGAGTAGTTCTTGCTGGGCGTCGTGGTGGCAAAACATTTCTGGCCATGCGTGAAGTGTGTCGCTTTGCATCAAAGCCTAACTCAGTAGTGTGGATGCTGGCCAATAGTAGACAACAGATCAAGTCATTGTGCTGGACTAAACTCAAAAAGAAACTGAACAAATTAAATTGGATTCAAAGCACCAATGAATCAGAATTAACTATCAGTCTTGTTAATGGCAGTCAGATATGTTTAAAGAGTGCTGAACAAGGTGATAACTTGCGTGGTGAAAGTCTTGACGCAGTTTTAATTGATGAGTTCTGTGACATTGACTTAGAAGAGATTTGGCATCAGATTATACGCCCATCGCTTAGTGATAAGAAAGGGCATGCACTGTTTACTGGCACTCCAAAAGCAGGCAATCAATCAGCCCGTGACTTGTATGACAACTACCTAACTAAAAAGAACTGGGCATCATTCAGTTACACCACAGAAGAAGGCGGCTTTGTTGATGCAGATGAAATTGCACAAGCACGAGAAGACTTATCACCTAAAGTGTTCTCACAAGAATATCTAGCAAACTGGGAAAACTTTGCTGGTATCATCTTTGGGGACTTTGGCGAGCACAACATTGGGGAAGTGCGTAAGCCTACTGAAACAGAACCCATCTTTATTGGCGGCGACTTTAACGTGACACCTATGAGTTGTGTCCTTGGACGTCAGACCAAAAACGGCGTTGAGATATATGATGAGATATATCTTGACAACAGTAATACAAGCGAGATGATTGATGAGATACGCAGCCGTTATCCACGCAATCCTGTAGTGTTCTTTCCTGATCCTGCAGGTGTGCAACGTAAGACTTCTGCTGGTGGAAACAGTGACATCAAGTTATTGGAGATGGCGGGATTTCAAACACGCTATCACAGACAACATCCATTGGTGCGTGATAGAATTAACAGTGGCAACTCACTGTTCTTTAAGAGACCTGATGACAGCACTCGCTTTACCATTGACCCCAGTTGTAAGAAGACCATTGCCTGTTTAAAGAACTGGGCTTATAAAACTGACAGTATGATACCAGATAAGAATTCTGGATTTGATCATGGATGTGATGCATTGACTTATATGGTGCAATTCTTATATCCAATTAATAAACCCGTAACGCCAAGTGCCCCACAACGATTTGGACACGCTCTTGCATAAGTAATAATTCAAAGGAATAGTATAGTATGGACATCGTAATTTCTCAGGACTACGCAGAAGCAACTTCTGCCAATCAACTGCACACTCGCAACAGAGCAAGATGGCAATATCATCTTGATTCTTATGTGGGCGGAGAAGAATATAAACAAGGTGGCTATCTAACACGCTACCAACTTGAAACTGAAACAGAATATGTTCAGCGCACACAAGTAACTCCACTAGACAATCAATGCCGTAGTATCATTGCTACCTACATTAGTTTTATGTTTAGACAAACTCCAGAACGCACTTTCAACACATTTCAAAGTGAACCCACATTACCAGCATTCTTAGAAGACTGTGATTGGGAAGGTCGTGATTTAGATAGTTTCATGAAGCAAGCAGCAATATATGCAAACATATTTGGACATACCTGGATTGTAATGAGCAAGCCTGATATTGGCGCAGTTACTCGTGCTGATGAGATGGCACAAGATGTCCGTCCTTATGTTAACTTGCTAACTCCACTTGCTGTTACAGATTGGAAATGGGCTCGTAGACTTAATGGCAGCTATGAATTGGTCTACTTAAAATATGTTGAAGATTCCAACGATACTATTACAGTTATCAAAGAGTGGACTAAAGACACTGTAGCCACAACAACACTGAGTCACAAAGAAGAAATGATCGTTGATCGCTTAGAAGAACTTAATGGACTGGGCATGATTCCAGCTGTTATCATGTATGCACACACCAGTTCAGTGCGTGGCATAGGACTTAGCACAATTAGCGACATTTCTGATGCACAGAAGTTCATCTTCAACATGACCAGCGAAGCAGAGCAAGCAGTTCGCTTAGGCAGTCACCCTAGCTTAGTCAAAACAAAAGATACCAATGCTGGCTCAGGTGCTGGCAGTATCATTGAGATGGAAGCCAACTTGGACCCAGCATTGAAGCCTTATGTGTTGGAGTTTAATGGACAAGAGATTAGTTCAATCTACAGTGCAATCAACAACACAGTTGCCAGCATTGATAAGATGGCCAACACTGGCAGTGTTCGTGCAACAGAAACT